TTAATTGGTCAAAACGCTGGTCATCTACTGAAGGCAATTCAATCTTATGCCTTGCTTCTATTGACCTTCTTCTGTTATATACTGAACGCTGACTAACACCTATTTTTGTTGCCATTACAACGGCTGAACCACATTCTTTCCAGACTGCAATCCATTCTTCATCGCTTAAATGGTACATTAAATTCCCCTTAACAAGTAAAAGAACACTAACATACAATTATGTCTTATATTAAAAAAGTTGATAAAAATCAAAAGGATGTTGTAAAAGCACTACGAGATTATGGTGCAGATGTATTTCTTTTGCACACAGTTGGAGGAGGAATTCCAGATTTATTGTGCGCCTACAACGACACCACAATTCTACTCGAGGTTAAGGATGGGGAGTCTAAAACGCTAACTCCTTTACAAATTAAGCTATTTGCTGGTTGGCAAGGTGGGCCATTACACAGGGTAAATTCATGCGAAGAAGCTATAGATGTATTAAAATTGTACGAACTTTGAAAGGAATTACCATGCCGTTAGATAAATCAGGCAGCGCCAAAAGTGTAGGCAAAAACATTAAAGCTGAAGAAGCAGCAGGAAAGCCACGCAAACAAGCCGTAGCGATTGCACTTAATGTAGAACGAGATAATGCTAAAGGTAAGCGAAAAGCAAAGTTAGAAGAAGCCTATGGCAAAGTTTTGGGCAAAAAAGAAGCGCAACACAAAGATGCCGTAGAAATGTCCCTCAAAAAGCACATGAAAGCCTAATATGAAAGCAATGCCTAAAAAAGACATGGAAATTGAAAAGAAAGACGGAAAGTCTTTTGAGTCTTCAGTAACTAAGGCTAAAAAGCGTAAGGAAGCTATTAAAGCTGCTTACGACAAGCATGAGAACTACCAAGATACGCCTGACGAAGCAGAACAAAAGACTATTAAAAAGTCCGCCAAAGAAAAGTTAATGGCTCGTATTGCTAAAGAAAGAGAATAATGGCTAACTGGATTGCTGGCGCTATCAAGCATAAAGGCGCACTAAAGAAAGAATTAGGCGTTAAAGAAGGCGACACCATTCCTAAAGGTAAGCTAGAAAAAGCCGCCAAAGCAAAAGGCAAAGAAGGTCGTAGGGCTAGATTAGCTTTAGAGTTGGAGAAGTTTCACAAATGAAACACATGAAACACGAATACAAGCAAAAAGATGCTTTATTGAGAGAACATAAAGAGTCCACGCTAGAAAAGAATGAAAAGAAGCGTAATAAGCGTAGAGATATGCTGATTAAAGAAATGAATAAAGTAGTAAAAGACCCATTCTAAATTCTGTATTACAATTTAGCCTTACAAATCAATCACTTGAGAATGTATGGACAAAAAACTGTCGAAATCTGTTGAAGACAACCTAAATAGGGCTGGTAGAAAGCCTGGAGTGCCTAATAAAAGCACTACGATGGCTCGTGAGGCTATTGCTAAGTTTGTTGATAGCAATACACACAAAATGCAAGAGTGGCTACAAAGCGTCGCTGATGGCATACAAAACGAAGAAGGTAAATACATAGTTGCGCCAAACCCTGAGAAGGCTTTTGGTATGCTTCAGACTGTCATGGAATACCATGTACCTAAACTTGCTAGGACTGAAGTAGTAGGCGATGAGAAAGCCCCACAACGCATGGTGGTGTCTTGGAAGAAATAGAGATTGAACTAGACTATAAGCCTAGAGATGTATTCCTAGAATTTCACGAAAGAAAAGAGCGTTGGGCAGTTATAGTTGCTCACCGAAGATGTGGAAAAACTGTCTCTTGTATCAATGAACTCATCTATAAGGCACTAATAGAGGGCAAAGAAGACGGCAGATACGCTTATGTTGCACCATATTACAGCCAAGCCAAGAATATCGCCTGGGACTACTTGTTAAGATTTAGTAATCCTGTAATGGCTAAAGCTAATCAATCTGAACTATGGGTGGAACTAATAAATGGCGCAAGGATTCGTTTGTTTGGTGCTGATAATGCTGACTCTTTACGTGGTCTATACCTTGATGGGATTGTCCTAGATGAGTATGCAGATATGCGCCCTCGTATTTGGGGCGAGATTATTCGGCCTTTGTTGGCAGACAGACTCGGTTGGGCAGTTTTCATTGGAACGCCCAAAGGTCATAATGCCTTTTGGGACATATACAATAACGCCACCAAATCTTCCGATTGGTATGCCAAGACCTTAAGAGCTAGTCAGACCGGCTTATTGCCGCCAGAAGAATTGGAAGATGCCGCCAAGTCCATGACGCAAGACCAATACTTACAAGAGTTTGAGTGTGACTTTGAGTCAGCTATTTTGGGTGCTTATTATGGCAAAGAGATGCGCCAGCTTACCGATGGTGGCAGAGTTACCAAGGTTGATTACGACCCAATGTATAAAGTTAATACAAGCTGGGACTTGGGTTATTCAGACGATACAAGCATTTGGTGGTGGCAAGTTGTCAGGGGAGAAATTCGTTTCCTTGACTACCATGGAAGCAATGGTCAGCCAGTCCCTTTTTATACAGGACTAATTCAAGCTAAACAAGCAGAGTTTGGCTATGAATATGGCATACATTATCTGCCCCATGACGCAAGGGCAAAAACTCTAGCAAGTGGTGGAAAGTCAATAATTGAACAACTTTCTGTTAAAATTCCGTTAGAATCAATGAAAATTGTCCCAAATTTAGGACTTCAAGACGGAATTCAAGCAACTCGTATGGCGCTGATGAAGTCTTGGTTTGACGCAGAAAGGTGTCAGGATGGTATCGAGTCATTACGACAGTATCAAAGAGAGTATGACGAAGATAGGAAAGTGTTTAGAGATAAACCTCGTCACGACTGGACAAGTCATGCTGCAGATGCTTTCAGAATGGCAGCGGTTGCTTGGCGAGTGGAAGAAAAGATAATGACCAAGGATGAGCCTATTAAAGGCTTGTTTGTGGGCGAAACAGATGTAACTTTAAACGATATGTGGGATATTAAAAATACCACAAACAACAGGAGAATTTAAATGTCAGGCATACAACAACCATTTGGCACAACATACGAATATGTAGCCCCTTCCACAACTGCTCAAGTTTTAGGCGGTTCAGGCGCAGTAGGCGACACATTAGTGCGTGTTATTGCTACCGTAACTACTTCTGCCACAAGCTCAGTCACTATTATTGACGGCTCTACTTCTTATTTGTTAGTACCGCCTGTAGCACCTTTAGGCGTATATTCTATTACTGTTGAGGCTCAATCATTAAATGGCCCTTGGAAAGTAACAACTGGCGCAGGTTCTAGCGTAATTGCTGTAGGCAACTTCTCATAAGGCTTTCTATGTCTGAATTAAGAGGCGAGGTAGCGCATAGCTACGAAGATTGGTACAACCGCATTATGTCCTATGAGCGTAGTTATAAGCTCTGGGAAGCTCGTGTTGATAAGATTTTAAAGAAGTACAAAGACGATAGTCGCAACAAAACCAACCCAAATGCACGCTTTAATATTCTTTGGTCAAATGTCCAAACGATTACTCCAGCGATATTTGCAAGACTTCCTCGCCCAGATGTAAGCCGTAGGTTTAGAGATAACGACCCTATTGGTCGAGTAGCCTCACTCATGCTTGAAAGGGCATTAGAGTTTGAAATTGAACACTATGGCGACTATAAGTCAGCTATGGTGAACTGCGTTACTGACCGTCTTTTAGGTGGTCGAGGCACAGCATGGGTGCGCTATGAACCGCATTTCATGGCAAAAGCCGAAAAAGAACCTGAAGATGGCTTTGAATTAACTGAAACCATTGACGCTGAACAAGCCTATGACCCTAGCTATGTTGAAGGAAAAGGCGATGTAGGCAAACCGCTTGAAGGTGAAATGCCAGAGGAAGAAGATAACGAACCTGGCGAAGTTGAAGAAGAAATTGAATACGAGTGCTGCCCTGTAGATTATGTCCATTGGCGTGATTTTGGGCATACAGTAGCTCGTACATGGGAAGAAGTCACCGCAGTATGGCGTAAGGTCTATTTAAACCGTACAGCGCTTGTAGAACGCTTTGGCGAGGAATTAGGTAAACAGATTCCACTAGACACCAAGCCTGAACAAGTAGGTAAGTCTTATACCAAGAATGATGACCAAGCCTACCAAGCGCAGATTTATGAGATTTGGGACAAAGAAACAGGCAAAGTACTGTGGATTTCTAAGTCAATGAGCAAAATTCTTGATGAAAGAGAAGACCCATTAGAGTTGGAAAACTTCTTTCCTTGCCCTAAACCTTTATACGCTACATTGACTACTGACAGTCTTGAGCCTATTCCTGACTTTACTATTTACCAAGACCAAGCTAGAGAGTTAGACGACCTTTGTGACCGTATTGACGGACTTATTGGTGCGTTAAAAATTCGTGGTTTATACGACTCTTCCGCTTCTGAACTCCAGCGACTATTTTCTGAAGGTAATGAGTCTAATGTATTGATTCCAGTAAAAAATTGGACAGCATTTGCCGAGAAACAAGGACTCAAAGGTGCATTAGATTTAGTCGATATTGCCCCATTTGCACAAGCATTGATGTCTTGCTACTCAGCAATGGACCAGGTAAAGGGTCAAATCTACGAGTTGATGGGTATTGCCGACATTCAGCGTGGTCAAACCGACCCCAATGAAACTCTTGGCGCACAAATCATTAAGTCAAACAATGCAGCAGGTCGCCTCAAAACTATGCAACACGCTGTTGTTGATTTCGCAACCTCGCTGCTTGCCATTAAGTCGCAGATTATCTGCAAACACTTCACAGAAGACACCATTGTTAAGATTTCTGGCGCAATGCAAATGTCTGATGAGGAAAAAGCATTAATTCCAAAAGCGTTGGAGATGCTAAAAGACGAAGTTAGCAAGACTTTCCGTATTGAAGTCACCTCTGACTCCATGATTTTCCAAGACGAAATGCAGGAAAAGCAGGACAGAATGGAATTCTTGCAAGCAATGGGCGGATTTATGCAACAAGCAGTACCAGCCGCTACACAAAGCCCTGAATTAGCGCCATTATTGATGGAAATGCTTAAATTTGCGGCAACTGCGTTTAAAGCTGGAAAGTCTTTGGAAGGTCTGATTGACGAAACTGCTGACAAATTGCGTACTCAAGCTAAACAAGCTGAAGGACAGCCTAAACCGCCTACTCCTGAAATGCAAAAACTCCAACAAGAAATGCAACTGGAACAAATGAAGATGCAAGCCAAGCAACAAGAATTGCAGACTCAAAACCAGTTAGAAATGCAGAAAATGCAAGCTGAAATGCAACTTGAGAAGGCTAAACAAGAGTACCAAGCGCAAGAAAACCAGCTTAAATTCCAGTTAGAAGCCCAGCGTAACCAAGCTGAAATGGAAATGGAAGCAAGATTGGCGCAAATGAAGATGAATATGGAACGCAATACGCAAGTGTTGTTAGCCCACATTAACAATGGCGCAAAGATTGAAGTAGCACGCATTTCTGCCGCAGATGACAACGGTGAAACAGCTTATATGAATGAAGAAGATATGGCTGCTTCTATGGAACACCCATTAGCGCCTATTGCAAGCGCCATTTCTAAGAGTAACCAAGAAATGACACAGACTTTAGGTCAATTAATCAATACAATTAACGAAAACCATAACCGCCCAAAACAAGTAGTGCGTGGCCCTGACGGTAAAATCCAAGGAGTTATTTAATGTCTTCAAACCTCAAGTATTCAAATGGCACTCGTGATGCCCAACAACAGGGTCTAATTACCTATGCTGGTTCAGGCGCTATTATTAGCATTTACCAAGGCACGCAACCTGCTAACGCCAATACTGCAATTACAAGTCAAACCCTATTGGTTTCTCTTACTGTTACTGGGTCTTTTGGTACTGACAGCAACGGTACTATTACCCTAGGGTCGGTTGCTAACGGCACAGCAGTCGCTACAGGTACAGCGCAATTCTTTCGTATATTTAAGTCTGATAACTCTACCGTTATTATGGATGGCACAGTAGGATTGACTGGTTGCGATATGAACCTAAATAACACCTCTATTGACACGACTCAGGTTGTTTCTATTTCTTCTGGCACTATTATTCGTGCTAACCAATAAGGCTAAATAATGGCCTTAATTATTAAAGATAGAGTCCAGGAAACAAGTACTACTAGCGGTACTGGCACTCTGACGCTTGCTGGTGCTGTAACAGGTTACCAGTCATTTGGGTCTGCTATTGGCAGCGGAAATACTACCTATTACGGTATTTATGAAACCCAAACGACAAACTGGGAATTAGGCATTGGCACAGTCGGTAGCGGCACATTAGCTAGAACGACAGTATTAGCGTCTAGCAATGCAGGGTCATTAGTTAGCTTTGGTGGTGGTCAGCTTGCAGTATGGGGCGATATGCCAGCCGCCAAAGGCGTATATCAGGACACCAATGGTAATGTATTTGCCAATAATTTTATTCCCAATACAACAATTACAGCGTCTTCTGCAACGCCAATTAATTTAACTGTTGCTTCAGCGCAATACCAAGTAGTTACAGGCACAACGACTTCTCAGACATTTAATATGCCTGATGCCACTACATTAACGGTTGGCGACACATATTACTTTAATAACAATATTACCTATTCTTCTGTACAGTTAAATGCACATGACGGCACAACCTCGTTATTAGCCTTGCAAGCTGGTGGCGCTGCCCATTTAATTTTATTAACTAATGGCACAACAAACGGCACTTGGGATGTCCATTCTTATGTGCCTGGCACAGTTTCTTGGGGTACTGCCACTTTAAATTTTAATTCTTCAAGCAGTATTTCAGGCCCAGTTTCTTGGCAAGGTAATGCTGTTGGAGTAGCTTATGGTGGCACAGGATTAACCTCTACCCCTGCTAATGGCGCTTTGGACATTGGTAATGGCACAGGGTTTACTCGCACAACATTAACTGCTAGTACAGGTATTAGCGTAACCAATGGGTCAGGCTCAATTAGCATTGCAAACACAGGTGTTACTTCTGTTACTGGTACTGCCCCTGTAGTTTCAAGCGGTGGCACAACTCCTGCAATTAGCATGGCAGCCGCCAATAGCACAACCAATGGCTATTTAACCAGCACAGACTGGAATACATTTAACAATAAACAGCCTTCTGGCACTTATGTAACTTCTGTTAGTGGTACTTCAGGACGCATAACCAGCACAGGTGGCACAACTCCTGTATTGGATTTATCCAGCGGAATAGTCACCGCAGGAACAACAGGGTCAAGTACATTAATTCCTGTAGTAACAGTAGACACTTATGGGCGTGTAACAAACATTACAACTGCGTCAAACCCACAAGGAACAGTTACAAGTGTTTCTGGCACAGGAACAGTCAATGGAATAACTTTAAGCGGTATGGTCACATCTTCTGGAAGTCTGACTTTAGGAGGGACAATCGACCTTACAGGCATTACAATTAACGGTGGTAGCTTCTAAAGGATAGCAAATGGCAACGACAATCGAACTAAAAAATAGCGTAACGACTGGCAATTCGCCTTCAACTCTCGCCCAAGGCGAAATGGGCGTTAATATTACAGACAAAAAAGTCTGGATAGGTAACGCTTCTAGCACTCCAATTCAGTTAATTGGTGCTGGCGCGAGCATGACTTTAGCTACACTTACTACAGCTAATGATGCTTCTATATCAGGTCTTACTGTTGGTAAGGGTGGTGGTGCTGTTGGTAGTAATACTGCGGTTGGTAGTGGTGCAATAGGGGTATCTAACACAGGCACATACAATACTGCTTTTGGTATTTCGGCATTGTCTGCAAATACAAGTGGAGGGGCTAATAGTGCTTTTGGTTATTCTCTTATTGTAAATACTACTGGTGTTCATAATTCAGGATATGGAACAAACAGTTTAGTATCAAATACTTCTGGTAGTTATAACATTGCATTAGGTAATGGTTCTTTACAGTCAAACACCACCGCATCTTACAACACAGCAGTAGGTTATCAAGCTGGGTATACAAACGGTGCAACTGCTGGGTACAATGTATTCTTGGGTTACCAAGCTGGTTATACAAGCAACGCTGGAACTGCTAATTCATATAATACTTTTGTAGGTCCACAAGCCGGTTATTCAATGACCACAGGCTACCAAAATACCATTCTTGGTGGTTACACCGGAAACCAAGGCGGTCTAGACATCCGTACATCAAATAACTACATTGTGTTATCTGATGGTGCTGGTAATCCTTTAATTTCTACATACAATGGCGGCACAACAGCACTTAAAGGTGCTATTCCTAATGCTGGCATAGGCATCACTTTCCCAGCAACTCAATCCGCTTCATCTGATGCAAATACACTAGATG